ATTAACTCCATTGTATTGTAGTGTAGTTAACTGCTCATTCCCTCTTGAGTTCTCTACAGCTCCTATTTCGGTCGCTTCAGTTGAACCTAAACGAACGTTCATTGCATCTATATATTCTCCTTTTGGAAGAAGTCTTTCGTCTATTGACTTATTCATTCTTCCAGCCACAAAATTTGTTGTAGTTATTGGCATACTATTTTATCAATTTATTTTGTCCTCTTAAGTTCATTAAAAGTCTTCCAGGATGTATATTACTTAATCTTATTTTTGCATTTCTTAAAAGAGATGACTTGTCTTTTCTGGCCCTGTTAACAACATACTCCTGAACACCTAATCTACCATTAAGAATAGAATATCTAATATAAGCATAAATATATTCCTCAAATAATTTATTTAACTGTACTTCAGCATCAACTCCATTTTCCATACCATCAGAAACATATTCTAAAACAATAGATGCAGCGCCTCCTATATTACTAAAGTTGATAACTCCTGATTGTTTGTCTATTGAAAAAGTAGGGTTAGAATTTGCTGTTTCTGTATTTAATCCAAAACGTGAACCAATTGCATAGTCAAAATACCAATGACCATCACAACAGTATCCTTCCGCGCCATTATATGGGCTTGAAGCATTTAAATATATGCTTTTAGATCCTCCTAAAATTCTTCCTAAATCTACTTCAGAGTCTTGAGGCTGTAACACGTTTCCGTCTTGATCAAACAAAATATTAGAATTATTATCCTGTAAATAAGCTGAAGACCAATTAGTTTGTATATTTTCTGTTAAAGGTTTTAAGTATCCGTTTTCATAAATAGATATTCTTACCCAATTAACATAATCTTGTGGTAACACAAATCTTAATTGCTGTGTGATGTCTAATTGAAGTACTTTAATCTCCTTCATTGCATCATAGTTTAGCTCTTGTATGCCTCTTTTTGCATGAAACAAAACTTGATAACGATTTATATTATTTATAAGTTCGTGATTTCCTTGATACATTAACATAAAGTTGTTAACTATATCTGCTAAAGAAACGTATTGATATGAACCCCAGTTTGCATCACTTGGGTTATTTCCTGAATTTGCGTAGTATGCGTAATCGTTTATATATGCCATCTATCCTTGTGTTTGTTGTTCTGCTACTAATTCTTGTGTTCCAAAATTATACACATCTGCCTCTCTTATTTCTATACCTACGTACTGACATATCTTAGCTATTAGCGAAGGCTCATCAGAAAGTGGTAGTTCAAAATCTTGATAATCTGCTGCAGTTGAGTCAAATAAAGGCTCACCTGCTAATAATGTAGCATAAGTCCAGTTTGGAGGAAGGGGATATCTTACATATTGAGAGGTAAGCTGCCCTATTTTATTTATTGTAATAGGAAAAGCTTGAGCCGCCAAAGCGTCTTGAGTATATGCAGGGTAACCTAAAGTTGGCCTTGTTAAAATAGAATTATTTAACAAAGTAATTTTGGCTTGTGAAACTCGTTCAGCATCTATAATATCATTAGCTGAATATATGTTATATGTTTTTCCTACAGCATTCCATACAATTACTCCAGTTGTTGGAAATACTAAAAGATTAGTTGCACTAACCACTTGTGAAACTACAGTATTATAAACCACACCTCCTGTAATAGTCGAGACTATGTCTCCAACCGCTACTCCTGCTGCAATAAAGTCTGCTGTAGTGTCAGCTACAGAAACGCCACCACCATTGGTTGAAGTTGTAGTACCTGCCGCTAACTCTTTTGTATATACCATCATTTTATTAATTAAGTAATAATCAGAAGGCAGCGTATACAAATTAGTTTGTATATCACCCAGCTGTGTTGTTGCAGAGTTTAATAAAGGTGTGTTTACATAAAAAGTATCAATAACTTCTGCTAAACCTTTAGTAATATCTGCGTAACCAGTGCCAGAAGTTCTTTGGTTTTCTTTTATTAATTGATTATTGTATTGATAAAAATAATCTTCAAACATATCCATTTGTGCTTGACCAGCATAAAGATTAAAATCTGATGGTGATATATATCCGTAATTATTTTTATTGGCTATTGCTAATACAGTATTTCGTACTTCATTTATAGGCATAATTAATTCTTTTTACAAAGATAGCAAAAAAAAAGAGGCTACTTTTTTTTGTAGCCTCTTAAGGTATTGGTTAGTTAATTTGCTTATTAAGCATTAACAATACTTGTAACAGCTTTTGGTAATAAAACCTCAAAGTAAGGTTTTTGCCAAGATGTAGCTAATGCTACTTCCATATTATCTAATATAGAATTGTAAACATCATGACCTACTTGAGCCGCTGTTGTTACTGTAGTAGTAGTTCCATCAACATAATCAATTGTAACTGCTGTTGCTGTTGCTGTTGCTGTAGCAATAGCTTTGACTCCGTCAAGACTGATTAATTGACCAGTAATAGGAGCATTCGAAATTTTAAGAAATTTTGCCATTTTATAAAAAGTTTTTAATGGGTTAATAAAGTACAAAGATAGTAAAAAAAAAGTCACCTTATTAGGCAACTTTCTCTTTCTGGTTAGTTAGTTTTATTTTAATTTATTTTTTAATAGTTTATAAACTTCTAAACCATCATCGCTTTTCATGAAAGATGCTACAATAAAGTTTTTATCTTCTCCAAAAGGAACTGTTAGCATTTTCTTTTTATTGTTTGGAAGATTGTAATATACATCCTTTCCATTATTTCTTAAAGTTAAAAAGGATAAATTAAAAAATTGGTAAACATCATCCATAAGCTCTAACATAGGATCGTTTACAGTATCTAAAAAGTCATGAGGATTATTTTTAGAATAAACTAATATGTCTCTTTTTAATTCAGCTGTTGTCATTTTTTCTACAGCGTTACCCATTAATACTCTGCATATTTGTGTAAGTTTAGAAATATCTTTAGTTATTTTTTTAGCTTCTATTTGAGCTTCCAACTCAAACTCAACCCACTCTAATTCAACAGCAGCATCACGTTCATGGTTTATTTCCTCAAATACATATCCATTACTTGGATGTAGTTCTAAAAATTTTTGTAAAACTTGATTTTCTTTTGAAACTGAAAGCATTCCATCTTCAAACACAATAGGTTCTAAGATAGCATTACCATCCTGTTCATCTTCAAAAGGTGACTTTTGATTACGAGCATAACGTAAAGGTCTGTTATTTCCTTGTTCTTCGTCAAAATGTAATAAGGGTGATCTTTGTGAGTGTCTTGAAGACAACATGTAAGATAGAGGAGATTTATCTCCTTTTAATCGATAAGCTTTCGCTTTGTACTGTTCTTTTTTTGATTTCATTATAATATAATTTAATTTGATTTTTAAAAAAAATAATTACCCTCGTCATTATAACGAGGGTAAATATTACTACTATTTACTATTAATCTTGGAATAGGAAGAAGTTGTTTGCACCTAAAGTACATACAGCTCTTTCACTCAAGAAGTTTACTTCCATTGCATCTAAGTCACTTGTTCTTGCTCCACCAGCTGAACCAGTAATCCAAGTTTTGTAACGTCTGTCTTCAGTTTCTGAAGCTCTGTATCGAACGTGTAAGAAAGGACGCTTTGCGTTCTTGCCTAAAATTTGATCGTATACAGTTGTAGATCCAGCTGGAACTAAAAGTCCATTGACTTTACCTGCATTAAGACCACCTCTCATTGTAGGATCGTTTAAGTATTTCCAGTCAGACTTGTAAAAGTCATATCCTCTTCTGAATCCTGTGAAACCTAAGTTTAAAGCCATGTCTTTGTCATTGTCAAATAAACCGTAAGAAGTACCACCTGCTCCGTAAGAGTTTTGTACTGCTAACATGTCATCAATGTCAAATGAAAACTGACGATCTACAAAAATAACATTCTCTTCAATAGATCCTTGCTTGTCAAGTCTTTGAATAATGTTGTCAAACTGAGCTAAAGTTGTTGGATTTCCTCCACCAAATACATTACCTCTCTGTCCAACTACATAGAAAATTCCTTCAGATCCAGACTCTCCTGCTACAGAAGCACCTGCTGCTGTACCTTGTAAGTAGTCTCCTGCACCAGAACCTGCTGCTGCTGGTACTGCTTCAATCATTGCTGTTTCTAAGTAATCTTCAAAACGTAATCTTGTTTCGTGTTCTGATTTTAAATACCATAAGTATCCAGTTGCACCATTTTCAGATGTAACTTCTACCCATCCAATTTGAGCCATGTCAGAACCAGAAACAGAATATTTGTCTTTGATAATGATTGGTTTGTTTTGGAAGATAAAATCATCAGATTCTAAAGAACCTTGCATTCCGCTTACTCCTTTTGCAAATTCAGAACCATATACAAATATATCACATGATGTTGCTGCTGCCATAGATTGTCCAGCCGCTTCATAATAAGCAATTGTTAC